ATCAAATATTTCTACTTCCATTAAACCACCGTGTAATAATATAAACGAAATATAAAGGGTTTTCATTATCTTCCTTGTCCTATATTTTTTTTAGGTTTTCTAGCCTTAGGTCCCCATTTTTTTCTTATGCGGCCAGGTCTTTTTTTGTGAGTTCGCTCATAGTAATCACTTACTCCGAGTGTATGCTTTTTAGCCATCTAAATCTGTTCGTAAGACCATTTCGTCTTCTTTATTAACTTTCATATACCTTATAACACCATTTACTTTTTGTTCAATATCATGACCACAATTTACACATCTAAATACATTGTTGTTAATATTAACTAACATTGTTTGAGTGGAACATTCCGGGCAGTCTCCTGTAACAATTTCTGTAGTAAATTTTACCATTCTATTCTTCAAAAGGAGTATATTTTGTTTTACCTTCTTCGTCTTTATATGCTAGTAAAAACTGATTCTTATTGTGTTCTGATGAGTAAGAACAGTGAATCCAGCCACTATTAGGATCCCCCTCTTCATAAAACTCTAAAATTAATTGATTGAAATCTAGGTTATCTTTAATCCATAAAGCTAATTCTTTATTATCTACTTCCCATATTTCAAAGTCTGCTGCCGCTGATTTCTCATGTGCGGTATGTTCTGAATTAATACTTGAGCCTATTTCTAAACACAGTTCTGCACATCTAAAACCTGATGATATGATCATAGGCTTTTCAAAGTTTGTTCTTATGGGCTGTAAAACATTAATAGCTAATGCTTTTAGATTCTCTATTTGTTGAGGGGACGGATTATTAGATATGCCTTTACGTGTGGCAACCTGACTCTTAATAATCTCATCTAAAGTAAAATTAGCGGATAGTTTCATTATACACCTACTTTTTTTATAGCTCTTTTGTGTGCTTTTTTAAATGTTACACCCTTTTTCATTTCTTTTTTCATTTCAGAAATGTGTTTTATACTATGGTGTTTTTTATGTTTGCTTAATATTTTCTTTTTGTCTATCATTTTTTATTGCATTTACATCTCTTACCAAAGATTTTATCTATTAGTTTTTTAAAAAAGTTTTTCATTTATATTTCATTATACCTTGACTTATATCCGTAAGTCCAGTCTCTCGGTTAAGATATTTATACTCTATCTTAGATAAATCAAAGTCTTTACTTATTTTTTTACATATATCATGCTCATCAAAGTCTCCGCAGCTATATATATCTAATTGGATTAAGGCAGGATTAACTTCATCCCATATATGCATTACAATGTGTGATGTTTCTATGATAGCCACTACAGTTAAACCACGATTACCTTCCATGTCACAATATTTTGCATAAGGACCAAGAAATACTCTCATCTTTAAACTTTCTATTAATTCACCCATCCACTCCACAGCGTGCTCTTCGTCTTTAATAGGCCGTTTAGATTCGGCGCGTACAATCAGGTGTTTATGAACTAATAAATTTTTTTTCATTACGCTTCCTACTATATTTCTTTTTGTTTTTAAAGATTTTATTTGTGAAGCGCTCCAGATGCTTGGCAAAAGGATTGCGTTTTTTAACGTCTTTTGTCACTTACTGGTTAGTTAGTATAAGTTTTTTAATTGATTTTTCGCCTAAATAAATTTCTGTTTCAGCATTACTTTTAATACATTGATATTGTACATTCTCGTTATAAACTCTTTCTGCAATCCTCTTTCCTTTAAGACATACTCCCATTGATGGTTGTATTCTATGTTCTTTAATTTCGTTATTGACCAGCATTAATAATGCTACCACTACCTCAGTCATGTCCATTCCCATTTTTATTAATTCTTACTTTGTCTTTAAGAATTTCTATAACTGCTAAAATTTTATCTACATCTTTTTGTAGTCTTAAAATATTAACTGCGTTATGTCTTGATTCTTTAATTTCTAATTGGATGTACTCAACATCTCCTAATAAACTTTCAATTAATAAAAATTGCTCGCTGTCCGCTGGTAAACTTCCTAATTCACCCCGAGGCCATTTTATAGAAAACTCAACTGCTTGATCTAAATCTTTTTTAATTAAAACATTATCATTCTCTATTGAGTTGATACGTTCAATAACTCCAAAATATGCCCATACACCTACTGCAACTGCTCCCAAAATTGAAAGCAAGTTTCTCATTGGCATACTTATTGCTGTGTTGTCTGATACTCTCATTTAACTACAATTAGATTTACTTAGATCTACAGGAACATCTGTAGTGAACCATAACCATGAAGAAAGTTTAGTTCCTTCTTGAGTATAGGTACATTTATGTCCGATAGAACAAGCACTTAATCCAAATAATAGTATTAATAGTAAACTTATTTTTTTCATATTGTTCCTTTACTTGTCTTGTTTGACAATTTTATTGGCACGATAAACACTCCTCCGTGTCATCTACTACCACTCCACCTGCTTCTTTACCACAAGTGCAACTTTCACAGGTACACACACCATATATATCGGCATGCATTTCTTGATTACAGTGGCACTTGCAGTTACATTTCTTACATTTTTCAGTCATTATTTATTTAAATCTTTTGCCACCCATTCTGTAAATTTTAAGTATGGATAACATATTAAGTTCCATGTTTTCTTTAGGAAGTTTTTTATTTTTTCTATCATATATCCCCCATTTATTGATTAGTAGAGAGGTATTATACAGATTTTAGATTAGATATCTACTTTTTTTCTTTGATGTTGACTACCAGAAGGATAATAACTAAAAGAATTCCAAAGCTTCAATTCATCAAGCCATTCAACATATGTTAAAGTAGGATTGACAATAAGATGATAATTGCAACAGCAATTACAACTTTTTTATGTTCTATCCATATGTGTTTAGTTTCGTTTATAATTTTTTCCATTTTTCTCCTATTTGTTGTATATGTCTCCCCAATTTTCACCAGACTCATAATCTACTTTATTTGGTATTTCCAGTTTAACAGCTTTTTCCATTATCTCAATGATTTCTTTAGCTTGTTTATCTGATTCTACGGAGATATCTAGTTCATCATGTATCTGTATGTGAGGTATAATGCCCTTTTTATATAGATCTAACATAGCTTTCTTTGTCATATCTGCTGCCGATCCTTGTATTAGTTTATTCAATGCTTTATATGTCCAACATCTTTTTATTCCATAAAATTTTCCTTCGCCTTCATTTTCTTTTGATTTTTTAGTTTTCTCTAAAGCTTTCGCTAGCGCCTCCGCTCTCGTCATTGGTGACGACATTACGCCAGGAGTGTATTCATCTATTTCCCATTTATTAAATCTACATCTACGTCCTAGTATAGTTCCTATGGAACCACATTTTGCGGCCTGTCTAGAAGTAGAGTTCATTAATTCTTTTACAAAAGGCACGTTGTCATGGTATTTATTAAATAGTTTTTCAGCTTCTTCTTTTGTTCCTAGTCCTAATTCTGCTTGTAATTTTGCTTTACCCATTCCGTAAAATAAACCTAAGTTAATTGTCTTAGCTTGAGTACGGGATATATTAGCCATGTCAGCAACAGTCTGATGGAAATCTACACTATTAGAATTAAACTGTTTTACTATATTTGTAACAGATTCATCAAAACATATTGGTTCAGTTGTTGCAGCGTAGTGTACAACTAATCTTGGTTCTTGTTGTGAGTAATCAAAACAACCCCACTTGTGTCCTTCTTCAGGAATAAATAACGATCTAATTAAAGGACCTAATTCTTTATTTCTTGCAGGGATTTGTTGAAGATTTGGATTGCTATAACTAAATCTTCCTGTTACAGTTCCACCCGAATCTGATCTTATTGGATTTATATCCGCATGTATTCTGCCTTTATGTGTAAATCTTAAAATAGAATCTATAAACGTAGAGTGTGATTTATTTAGTTCTCTTGCCTTCGCTATCTTCTTTACAGTGGGGTTTTCATGTTTAGATAAAAAGTTTTTAGTAAAGGATGGAGCTTTTGATTTCTCTGTTCTCTCATAAGGTAATTTTAATTTATCAAAAACCTTAGCCACGCTCCTCGCTGCCATAAGCTGGACTTCAATACCTGTCTCATCTTTAATTTCTTTTATTAATTTTTGTTCCTGTCCTATTAAAGTATTTTTTAATTGATGAGCTTTCTCCACATCTACTCTTACCCCTTTAAATTTCATATCTATTAAACAAGGAAAGAGCTGAGTCTCTAAATTAAAGACTCCATGTAAATTTTGTTTTCCTAATTCTTTGGATAGAATTTGAAACAGTTCTAAAGTAAGTTCAGCATCTTTCTCTGCGTATGATCCCACATACATTGCGGGTAGTTTATACATTTCAGACTTAGCATCTATACCCCAAGCACCTGCAGTTTCTTTTAAAACCGCTTCATTTTTAGTTTTACCTAAGTAATCAAATGAAACACTATTTAGACTATACCAAAGTCTATTCTCATCTATTAGTGATGCCATGACCATAGTGTCAACTATAAAACCATTTATCTTTATACCATATGCTCTTAACCAACATACATCATACATTGCATTATGAAATATTTTTGTTCCTGAAGAGGCACAAACTTCTTTAATCCATTTTAAAACTTTTGATTTATCTAGATTTCCACCTCCTTCGTGTGCTATCGGATAATAACCTGACCAACCTATAGTGGCCACGGCAAAACCCACAACTTTTCCTTCACCTATAACAGAACCAGAACCTTTTGATCTCAGATTAAGATCCTTAGTTTCTAAATCGATGGCAATATATTTTTCGTTACTTAAATCCGGGAAACTTTCAGGGCATACCCATTCTTTTTGAGCTTGAAACACTATGTCATGCTCCACCAAATTAAAATAAGTGGAATAACAATATGCTCGAAGATTTCATAGACAGCTAAAAACAATAAAAGAAAAGTAAACCATAAACTTGTCTTTGATTTTTTTGCAACATAAGTAAATACTTTATGGTGCCACTCAGTTATTTTTTTAGTAAAGCTTAATATTTTATTTCTCATAGTCCCTTTCTTTTATCATTTCTAAATAATGTATTGCCTTATCTATGTCTTGCTCTTTACCTTTCACTGCATGTCTGCATATATACTTTATAGCTGATCCTTCTGCAAAAGGCAAACGATTCTCATTTATAAATTGACTTGGTTGAATCTTCATGTCTTTATAATGAGATCCTCCTATTTGTTTTTTATACGCCGTCATAATATTGGATCTCCTATGTTATATTGATAATCAGATGTTGGTTCCATAATATATAAAGTTTCTTTTGCTCTAGTCACTCCAACAAAAAATATTCTGTGTTCAGTGTCTGGATCTTTATTTGCTGATTCGTAAATTATATTTTCTATATCTGTAAATAAAACTACATTATCACATTCTTCTCCTTTTACTCCGTGAATAGTTGATAACTTTATTCTTGCATCTTTTGTCAGATCATCTCCATCTCTTAATAAACCTTTAATATAAATTTTACTTTCTTCTGGTATATGAAGCTGCTCCCAGCTCCCCGTCACTAGTAGCCCGTGATCTAATTTTAATCTATCTATATCAACAGAGTTTATATCTACTAGACTGTTACCACTAGAAAACCCATGTTTTACGTGTCCTTTATTGTAGTTTAGGTACTCATAAACTTTCTCTGCTTCTTTTCCACTTACTGTTGCTCCATTATTTAATCTTTCCCAGATTCTATATGCTTCTAATAAATCTGGTGGTAATAAATTGTTTACTTTACTATCAAACCTAAAGTTTAAAGAATATAGATGTTCACTTATAGGTTCCAACATTTTATTTGTTCTAGTCAATATCATCCATCTTCCTTTACTAAAATCAATGTCTTCTAAATGGCAGTTCTCAACAATACGACCTTCTTCATCTCTAGGTTCCCATTTCTTTTCCATTCTATTTTGTATATTATTTAAAATGCTCACAGCCTTTTCATGTATCAATCTTGGAACTCTTCTTGATTTTATCAAAGGATCTTTATTTCCCTTTAGATTTATAAATATACTTGGATCCGCTCCTTGAAAAGTATAGATAGTTTGGTCATCATCCCCTGCAATGTATGATCTTTTACATCTCGATTCGATATAAAAGAACATATCCCACTGCAAAGGACTTAGATCCTGTGCTTCATCAAGAAAGACTACTTCTAAATTGGGGCACTTGTCTTTCTCAATAAATTTTTTAATCATGTCAGAATATTCAATCATCCCTGTTCCTTCTTTATATGTTTCTAGATCTTTGTGTATCTGTTCTGTCAACCAAAGATCTAAGTATTCATGTAAATCTAGTTCTATTGCGGCCTCTTGTATTGAAAGTTTTTTTGATCTTGAGTAATCAATGATTTTCATATGGTTGTTTTGATATTGGGGAATACCATTGGGACCTGTTCTTGTTTCAAAAGACATATCCCTACATATCAGAGAGTAGTTTTTAAAAGATTTCCACTTTCTTCCTTCTAGTAGATATTTTTTTGTGTCTATTTTTAATTCTCTAGCTCCCATAGAGTGCATTGTACTTATATATAATAAATTTACTGCAGGGAATTTTTCTTCTATTCTTTTCTCAGCCTCAGTAGTTGCAGCTTTACTAAAAGTAATGTAGACCATTTTACTAGGGTTTACACCGTTTTTTATCTCTTGATTTAAATAAGTATTTATTAATTTATAAGTCTTACCTGTTCCGGGGGGACCTGGAATTATTGTTCTCATACAAAAGGTACATCTTTCATTTTATCTTTTCTTAAATTAGGTTTTTCTAGTTTAATGGTTTCCATTTTAATCATTCTAGTATTTTTTTTATCTACGTTTTCTACTATCTCTTTTGCACTAAATAATTCTTCCAAAAGTCTCATTGTCTTTTGTTTAGGATAAGTTTTATCCGGCCAAGATTTAGACCGCTGTAAATATCTCCAAAAATCTTTAAACTTAAAGAAACTGTCCTGCTCATCTGAATAAGATAAACCTCTTTTTATATCTTTCATTTCTTTACCTGGAGCTTTGTTAATAAAGTCTGCTAACAATTCTCTTACCTGAACATCTATTTTAGATGATTCTGGTGCATCCACATTTTTTAAATCTTTAAATAGATTAACTAACATTTTTCTCCATATTATTTTTCCAACAGGAAGTATTGGTCTACCTAATTGATTCATAGAAGCTACAGAAAACTTTTCAGAATCATGTAGTGTAATATCATCTACCTCAACACTTTCTCCATCAATGGTTACAAAGTATATAGGAGGATCTGAATCATATTTTCTTATCTCTGTTATAGTAGGACTAGGTGCTCCATCTCCTACTCCAAATTCTTTTGTCACACATAACTTAGCATCACAGAAGGATTGGATAGGTTCATCTTTGCATTTATATTGATATTCTTTTTTCGCCACTGATTTATTTATTTCTTCTATTTCTTTTCTTTCTAAAGGCGGAGTACAATATTCTTTATTGTAATCATACATTTTTAGATCCCAATCAGAAGAATATCTTTTTTTAAGATACACACCAAAATTATACATGGCATTGTTTCTTTGTCCATCCGGAATACCCTCTTTAGATATTGCAATTAAACAAGGAGGTGCTCCTTTTAATGGGTCATTATCATCTTCAATTTTTTCTTTTTCTTTTTCCTTTTTCACGTTAGCTAATTCTTTTTCTGATAATGAGTATTTCTCATACATATCAAAAAATTGATTTAAAGTTATACATTCCCCTTGATCATCAAAGGCATATCTAATTGTTTTATCTCCTCCGTGATAAGGTAGATTTAAAAAACTCCCTGTGTCTCCTCTGTCTGCTTTTATATAATCTTGTTTAGGAAATATTTCTGCTCTTGCATAACCGAGCTCTGCAGCAATCTTTTTTAATCTATCTCTCATTAAACTTGCTGGAACAAAATCTTTAGTAAATAAAAATGCATGAGCACCACCTGACTTTGATCTAAACAAGATCATAGGTATATCTTTACTTCTTATTTTTTTAATAAAACTTTTATGATCAAAAGGATAAGTGTCTATATCTATACACCCCCATTTACATCTACTGTCCTCTCTTATGGGAACAATGCCTAAAGCAGGATCTTTTCCGTTAAGATGATCTTGCCATAGTTTATCAGTTGGTGAACTTTTTATAGTAAAGGACTTTGTCTGATGTTTTCCATTTTCTAAAAAATTATCAGTTTTTTTAGTTTGTCCATAAGCTATTTCCAAACCAGAGAATATCTTTTTAAATCTTTCTAACATGTGCCCCGTTTATTTTTACGGGAAGCTTCCGTCTCCCGAAGCCTCCCGTGATTCAGATTATTGTTTACCCTTAGATAAACTTTGATAGAACTGTTTAGCTCTCTCATATAGGCTACTGTTTTTAACAGGACCTATTTTCTGAATATTGTATCCGTACCATTGATTTCCTTTACCGGAATTCAATACGGTGCTTAATTTATAGATGTGACTAAAACCCGCCGGTGTAAACGACCCGTTTTTACCATCCATAGTGATAGACAACATCATAGAGTTCCAATTCCTACTTATTTTACCTTGAGTTGAGCTCATAGATATTAAAGCAGTTTCAGTTGATCCGTCTTCACCTGCAATTATCACAAAGTGTTGACCAACCGTAAGAATGTAATTTCCATTCTCTAGTCTATCCTTACCCATACTGTCTTTTGTTGTTTTAGATAGAATATCAGAAGTATCTGGATATATGTTTTCTGGTCTACCTGAACCAGTTCCAAAATCAGACCATTCTTGGTATTCTAACTTATAGAGGCAAGGAATAACATCTACTCCTTTTGCCCCTTCATACAGTTTTTTTGTAACTGTATTAAAAAGCATTCCGGGTTCGGCACCTTCTACGTAATTTTGATTACGTTTCTGTGCTTCTCCAGAACCATTTTGTAAAAGTTTTAAGATCGGTAAAGCCAAACTTGTTGACTTAATGTTCTCAAGACCTAAAGATGAATCTTCTTCGAACAGTATTGTTGAAGGAAGTCTTTCACCTTTATTATTTT